AGCAACATAGTCAGCAATGCTGCCCATCTTCACCGCCATTTGACCTTCCGGGCCAAGGGCTGATGACATTTGAACCCACTGCATAATCTTCTCAATATCACCCATATTCTGCGCTTGTGCAATAGGGCTGACAGGCGTGACCTTTACCTCTAGCCCATTGACGCGCAACGGCATCTCAATCAATCCGCGCTCATCCATCACATACAGGATACGCGCAACCAGCGGCACCATAGTTTCTGTGATTAACCGACCAAAGGCACTTCCCAAATTAGTTGATAACTCACGCATCCTTTCTGAGATCTCTGTAGCAGACCGGGCTGACATGTTGTCGGGCGGCAGTGTGTCATCAAGCAAGATTTTTTTGACGTTCATGCGTAGGTCATTGATCACGATCTGCGACACATTGAAATCACCAGAGCGTGGCATCTGTCGCAAGCTCTCACCCTGCGGGCCACCGTTACGCGCAACCGGGATGATAGCGCCCGGCTGGATGCGGATGTTTTGCGGGTTTAATACGCCATCATCAGCCGCAGTGTAAACGCCCGCAATTGACAAGCTGGCATTCTTTAACAGCAACTCCAGCGTCTTGTTTAGCGTTTTAATGTCAGGGATTGCAGTGACCAAAGGCCCGCGACCGTAAACCTCGCCCGCCACTTTCATATACCGCGCCACGATCCAAGGCGATGATTTCATACGGCGCATAAGCAGACCGGCTTTGCCCTCAGCCCAAATGACGTGATAACAGAAATCGCCTTTGTCTGGGTCATACAACGTAGCCTCGACAAGTTCGATTTCTTGCGTAGGCTTGTCGTCAATCATGCGCTGCAAGCGCTCTGGGATTTCGGCGTCTTGCCAATGCTGCTTGATGGCCTCGCCTTTCAATCGCATCCGGCGGTACACATTATCGACCTTGCCGTGTGCGCCCTCTTCAATGCTGACCAGATACTGCGGCACAGCAGTGAAGCGAATTGGCGTCATGTCGTCACCGGGCTGTACTAGCATGACGGCAGTGCCAACAGCTAGGTCAAGCAAAAACTCACCCATAGCCAAATCAAAATTAGATTGGCGCAGCAAGCTAAACATAATATCGCTGTACATATCCAGCGCGGTTTGCGCCTCTAAGCGGCGCTCCTCTGGGATATCTGGCCCCGGCTCTAATCGGCACCAAGGCGCATAAGGTGGAAACAAGCCTGACTGGATGCGGTTCGCAAATCGCTGTGTCGCATTGATGGCCGTGCTATCAAACACGCGCACCATTTTGTTTTGCCCCGGAGAGCCACCGCCCTCGTAATAGCCATCATAAAGATTGCGCTGCGGCAAGCCAAACTCATAGCAGTCTTCATAGATTTGCCGCCAGTTATCTTTGCGGCGCTGCGCCACGTCGTGACGCTTTAGGATATCTTCAACACTATGCACTGGCTTGGTTCCTTTTGCTTATAGCTGCCGCTTTTTTCTTGGCGTCTGCTTTTGAGCTAGCGCCCCAAGCGCGTAGCGATAACAGCAGACGTGTGGGTTCGCCGTCCTTATATTCTGGCCCCGGCATACCGCCCATTCTAGCCAAGAACGATGCGCGGCGCGGATTGTCGCCCGACTTGACCGGCGCTTTTAGGTTCATGCCTTGCGCCTTAGCAGAACGACGACCGGCCTCATTCAAACCGCCCTTGGGGTTCTTGCCCGCCTTGCGTGTCCAAGCTGGGCTAGCCACGCGCCGCCCTCATATTATCAATCAGGTTTGGGTATGGACGACCGGCTTTTTTGGCAGCCCGCATAGCGGCGCGTTTCTTTGCAGAACTCAATGCCTTTGGTGCGCCTAAATCCTTTGGCCGCTTTTTATCCCAAACTTGTTTGGTCATTTGCCGTAACCCTTACCTTTTTTCTTAGGCATAATCTTTCCTTTTTGCCATTTTGGTTTTCATGTTGGCCTCAGTTACCCGGCCACCAGTCTGCCGGGCGTACTCTTTAGCCGCTTTCATACCAGCCTTGCTATATGCAAAGTGCCGGGTCTTACCATCTTTAGAAACTACTTTTGGCATTTATGCCCCCAATGTTGAGTTGGATGATAACAAAGTACGGTTGCCAAGCTGCCTCATCCCGGCGGCGCTGCGACGCAAGCGCTCGGCCTCAATCTCTTTTGCAAGATCTGAGCGGATAACTTTTTTGCCGAGTGTTGCCTGCTCTTCCTCTTCCTCTTCCTCTTCCTTAGGAATAATGCGCGGCCCATCATTACTGCCAATATTTGCCCTTGCCTCACGCTCTTCAGCTTCTGGGTCACGGCCAGTCAGCCTGCCAAGACTATCATAGACGCCGCTTACTCTGCCGGTGCGCTTATCATAAACCGCTCTTGAACCCGGTTTGCTTAACACATCCTTCATGCGATTACCCATAAACTGAGCAGCATAATTTTGCGCTACATTAATACCAGCCCCCGGAAAGAATGCAGCCATAAGTTTATCGCTTGTGGTCATCTTTTCTATATTTGTTTTTCCAAGCGCGATTTGCTTGTCTAGCTGCTTTTGGGCTGTGTTCTTTTTGCCCTCTGGCGTCTTTGATCCGGGGCGTGTTTCAGCGCCACCACGATCTGGCCCGGAATAATTGCGACCGCCGTCATCTCTGCCGCCACCCATACCAGCGCTAGAACGCCCGCCACCGCGACCGCTAGAAGATGGCCCGCCGCCGCCGCGACTGCTAGAAGATGAACCAGCGCCAGAACGACCACCAGCCGCGCCGCCCGATCTCTCTGACCCAAAGCCAGATCTTTCGCCACCAAACCCCGGTGGGTACGATGGAACGCCTTTGTGGAACTCACCAGTGCCACCGCGTGATTTCAAAAGTTCAGCCTCGGCTGGCGTGATATAAGCCAACAAATGCCGCTGGCCTCTAATAGTGGTTCTGCTTGGTGGGTTTCTTTTTGCCATATCTTACACCGGCCCTAATGTTTCTGTAATGCCTTGCTCTGCATCTTGGCGGGTTTTAGATAACAACATACGCTGACCGCCAACATACCGAGCGCGGCGTTGTGCTGCTAGCTTCATGCGCTTATCACGCGCCTCAGCCTCGACCTGTTGCTCTTGGCGCTTCTGAGCGGCTACCAGTTCTGGATCCGGTTCTTGTGGTTTTGAACTACCGCCAAATAATCCGCTCATTTATAATACCTCGCATACATTCGATAATCAGCGCCGTCAGGGCCGTAGTTTTTTAACAGCCCCTCTGGCGTGAATTGTAACGCATCAGCCCACCTGACAGCAAGGTCATTCTGCATATTTACGGTTAACTGCAACCGCTTCAGTACCATCTCGGTAGCGATCAGGTTGAAATAGCGGTATGCCCCCCTAGTAAGCGATACCGGCGCGGTAGCAACGTGGTCTGTTGTCAGCATCCAGCCCTCGGCGACGCCCGGCCATAACTTATTAACACCAAAACAGCAAGCAATCTTGCCGCGCAATAACGCCGTGCAGGCAAGGCCAGTGGCGCTTGCTCCCTGCAACGCCTCTTTGTAATCAGGCACAAGTTTTAAAAACTGGGCATCCATCGGCCTTAATTCTGCCATATAGGCATGACCCCAGTAAAACGGCACAATAGATACCTCGCTATTGCCGCAAAGCGATTGACGCCAATTAGAATATGCTAAAGTCTGCATCTGCTGTTAGCTGCTTAAACTGTTTGCTAAACTGGCTATTGCGCGTAATGTTTCGCACCTCACCGGCACCAAGCATCAAATACCCAAACGCATCACCGACGTGCGAATGCTCATTTTTATTTGGCGCATCGCGAAACCGCTCATAGCCAGCACCAACCGCCACGCGCCTAAAGTGATACCCACCAGCCAGCGATTTGCGGGTGCGGGTGCATTTGCTGCTAACCACCAAGCCAGCCTTGCCGTCGATCATGCGGTTCATTGGCATAGCGCCAGCCTCACGCCGCACCTTAAAATCGTTGGTGCTAGTTGGCCGGGCATGAAGCCCCATCGTTTTTAAATGATCAAACGCGGTCACCTCAAAGATCTCATCCCGCTTGACGCCCGCCGGGTCACCCCAAACCAGCACGTCACATTTCGGAAACATACTTTGTATGTCAGCCAGAAGATGATGACAAAACCGCTCAAGCCCCATATCAAAAGCAACAAGCTCATGCACGACATTCCACCTGCCGTTCTGCATTTTCTGCCCAAACACCGCCGCAGGGGTCAAACCAAAGTCAAGCCCGATATGCACCGGCCATCCCGGCTCAATCTCAGCGTCACCAGACATAACGCTGTCACTGTACTCAGGCCAGACCGGCTTGCCGTCTTGCACATAAACATACTGCGCCCCGGCGTAACACTGGATCCAATCCAGCGTCTTACCAGCTAGCTGCTGCTCATAATATCCAACCGGCAGGTTATTCACGTTCTCAGCTATCGGATTATTCAGCCAATGCTTGCCAGCCGCAAACATAGCATCTTCATGCTCGGCTGTACCCTCAACCACACCGCCCGGCTGCTTGTAAAACTTCCAAGGATATTTTCCG